AGTCTTTTTCAAAAGACCCTTTTAGAAAAAAGTATGGTTCAGAATTACCTAAGAAGTTATTAGAAAATAAACAACTGTATGCTATATTTTTACATTGGGTATATAGAACAGGTCGTGGTGCATTAGATAATTGGAAAGATTTTGGTAAATTAGAAGATACATTTACTGAAGGATTTGTAGGTTTAGATTTAACAGATGGAGAAATCTATGAATGGTTACAAGAAAACTATGGTGAAGAAGTAGATACTAAAAGGTTAAAATCTAAAATGCAAGCAGCAAGAGAATTACTATACGATGTTTATACAAGTGAACATAGTCCTGCTGAATGGCAAGAATTAACTGATACTAAAAGAATTTTAAAAGAGGATAAAGATACTTTAAATGAATTTATTGTTCCTAACAAACCTATGTATCGTATTTTTGAAATAGACGATATGAAAGAAATAAAAGGTTTTACAGGAGAATATGTAGTACAGGAAAAGTATGACGGTATGAGAATACAAATACATAAAACAAAAGAAATTAAAGTATATTCATTTAATAATAGAGATATTACAGGTAAGTTTGATAAACAAATTAAAATTATGCAAGACGAAGATTTTCCTAAATGTATATTAGATGCTGAGGTTGTTTTGTATGAAGATGATGAACCACTACATAGAGCCGATACAATATCATTTATTAATTCAAAAAATAATGATAGTAATTATGAGTTAAGGGTTCATGTATTTGATATTCTAAGATTAAACGGAGAACACATTTGGAAAAATAAACTTGAAGAAAGATTAAAATTACTAATGGGAGAATTTACTAAATTATCAGATAAATACTTACAATTCCCAAGTAAATCTAATACAAGAATGGCTGACTCCTTAGAAGAAATAGAAGAGTATGCTAAAGAAATTATGAATAATCCTACATCAGAAGGTGTAATGATTAAAGATGCTAAGTCCTCATATATTGTAGGAAAGAAGAAAAATCCTAAATGGGTTAAATGGAAAAAGTTTGTAGATTTAGATTTACTTGTATTAGAAGTAAGAAAAAATAAAAATGGTACATTTAGTTATACATTAGGTGCAGGTCCAATTGGTGATGAAGAAGTTAAACCTGTAAAAAGACATGATAAAAGAGATTACTTAGTTGTAGGTAAAGCACTTAATACTAAAATTAAATCAGAAGTTGGTAAGATTATAAGAGTTAAGGTTGATGAAGTAAAGAAAACAAAGACAGGATTTTCAGTATATAGTGCTAAGGTTATTGAAAAACCTGAAGTTACAGAACCTGAAAAAATTATTACTTTAGAATTTTTATCGAAGGATAATAAAAAATCAGCATCAGATTATAATATAGAAGCACTTAAAAAATCATATTCAATTACAGATAATATACATGGTATAGTAGAATTAAATACTACTCTTGATACCGATGGGTTTGTATTATCAGGTTTTTATCAAGATAATTTGATGGCTAAAAATGCTATGATAGATATTGATTTATGGAAAGATGAATTAACTTCTATATACAAAAAAGATAGCGGTAAGTTAATGTCAATTGTTTCTGAAATAGTTAATGAAGGCGAGATTAGTAAAGTAGATTTAATTAGAAAGGTGAAACAAAAAGCACCTGATATAATTAAGAGAGTATTTGCTGATACTAATTTAGAAAAAGGATTATTTAATTTTATTAAAGAAAGAGGAGAAGCCTTTGGTGTATTATATAATAGTAATAGAAAGACATTCTACCATGATGAAAAAACATTAGTTAAATTACCTGAATCTGATTTTATAAAAAAAGATGAAGAAAAAGATTCAGATACATACGAGGTATGGAAAAGAGAAGATGGCGATTTAAATTTTATTTATACTGCTAAAGGTAAAACATTTAGTTGGAGAATAGAACAAGAAAATACTGAAGATATTTATGAATTGTTTGGGAAGGCTACAAAATATTTAGCCGAAATAGATGAAGAACCTGATAAACATAAAATGTTAGATGAAGGAAAAATAAAATTAGGTGCTCAAAGAGATGGTTATCATGAATATATATTAGATGGTAAAATGTATCAAGGTAAATTTCATATTAGAGTAGTACCAATAATGGATGAAGATAAGTGGGTAGCATGGACAGGTTATGAAACTAAACCAACTGATAAAGATAGTGATGAAGGGTTATGGGATATTAATCAAGATAAATATAGAAGTATTACATTTTCTAACGAATAAGGGTTATCCTTTATATACTTGTAAAAACAAAATATATACCAATGGCTTCTTTGCAGGTTAAACCTATTAGGTTAGGTAGTCACCATACTTCAGGTTCTGAATTAGCAATTTTAAAAGGAACAGGAAAGGATTTGGTTATTGCTGGATATGCTTCTGTTGATGTAGTAGATAAACAGAATGACCTAATTACATTAGATGCTTTAGCCGAAGCAGCCGAAAAATTCATGAAGAGTGATTATAAAAATGTAATGATTACTCATTCAAATGTACAAGTAGGAGAAGTAATTGATTCTTACACAGACACAAAAGGTAATTTGTTAAAGACAGGTTGCGATGATACAGGATTCTTTGTAGTTATTAAAATGAGGAACGACATTGAAAAAGCGAAAGAGGTTGCAAGAGATATTAGGAAAGGCAAACTTCGCTCTTTTAGTATTGGTGGACAAGCCATGCATAAGCATAATGTCCATGACCCTGATATTGGTACATACAAAGAAATAGATAAATTGGAACTCCATGAGATTACAATTTGTGAAGAGGGAATAAACCCTGAAGCAAAATTTGAAATTGTAAAGGAAGATAAAAATAAAGGAAGTGAAAAAATGACTGATGAAATTAGTAAAGCATTAGGCGAGTTTGAAGACATTGTTGCTCAACTACGAAATCAAATGATTTTGAAGGATGATAGCGAAGTCGAAGAAATGGCTATGGATGAAGAAAATATGGCTGATGATGAAGAGAATATGGATGATGAAGAATCCATGTCTTACAAGGCTGAAGATGATGAAGAAAATATGCAAGAAGATAAGGAAGTAAAAGCGGCTGAATCTACTGTATATGGACACAACGCAACAGGACAAAAAATGGGAGAATCTAACTTAACAGGAAGATTTGACGCTGAGTATAGTGAATTTATTGCTCGCAAGGGTGATAGTATTGATACTCTTGACCTAAGCGAAGAAAACATCGCAAAGGCATATGCACAATTTAAGGCTGAAAAGGAAGAAGCAAGAGCATATGATTTGATTAAGAATGAATTTGAAGCAAGATACAATGCTGAATTACAGGCTGAAGCAAACATGATTGCTAAGGAAAAGTATGATGCAAGTGCTGAAGTTGCTGCTCTAAAGAACGAGTTTGCTGAACTTCGCAAATCTCTTGAAGCAAACAATGATGTAATTGCAAAGCAAGTTACACAAGCAACAACAACCTCAACACTATCTGATGATGTAATCGCAAAGATGGACAATATTAGTGAAATGTCTTGGGAAGAATTAAATGACCTTGTTAGTGAGGTACAAGGCTGATTCTATTAGAATCACAAAATAAAGGAAGTGAAAAATATGAGTTTAAAAATTAGAACAATAGCAGATTTAGAAAGAGCAACCTATGGTTCTTTTGGTGGTAACAGTCTTTTGAAAGCATCAACAGGACAAACAGGTGGAGTTGGAGTTACAAGAGGATTGCATACTGATTCAAGTAGTGGTGCATTTTCTCAAAGTAATCAGGCTCTATATAATTTAGTATATGGACAAAAAGTTTGGTCTATGCTAAACCGTGAAATTAATGCATTCGCTATGCTACCAAAGAAGCCATATCAGTCAAGCGGCTGGAGAGTCATGATTGAGAGAGCAATTGGTGGTAGTGGAGATATTCTTAATATTACAGGTGGTACAAATCAAGGTTCTCTAACAGAAGATTTGATTGGTGGTGTTGCTGAAAACGCATCATTTACTACTAACGATGCAACAGCATTTGCCCCAATTGCACCAAAGTATGAAACACTATATGTTTCTCCTAAAACAATAGCACATCAATTTGAAGTTTCTGAATTGGCTGCTGCTATGGCAAAGATTGATGATGGAATTGGTGATATTATGGCTGCTTATAGAGAAGAAGTTGGTGTTACACACGCTGAAATGATGAATCACATGCTTCTAACTCCATTGGAATCTAAGACTGATGGTTCAGCAAATTATGTTGGAACAAACAACCTAAAATCTCTATATGAAATTGTAACTAACAAGACAGAATTAGAGGCTGCCGATGGCGGAAACCTATTTGCAGGTGCTCTACCAACAGAAATGAAGACTCTATATGGAAAAGATAGAACAGTTGCTGCTAATGATGCTTGGATGGGTGCTTATGTAGATTCTTCATCTGATGCTACAACAAGAAGACCACTAACTCTTAACTTGCTAAATACTGCTCTAAGAGAATTGCAAATTCGAGGTGCTTCTCCAAAGGTTATTCTAACAGGATATGATACAATTCAAGCATTGGGAGAACTTCTACAATCTCAAGAAAGATTCATGGGAAGAACTGAAGTCCTACCTACTGTAAATGGTATTAAGGGTGTAAAGGGTAGAGAAGTTGGATTTAAGGTTGCTACTTATCACGACATTCCTATTATTCCTTGTAAGGAAATGGGAAGTACAGGAACAGGTAATGGTTTGAGTGATATTTTCATTCTTGATACAGACCATATTCACTTTGCTACTTTAAAGCCAACCGAATACTTTGAAACAGGTATTGATTCAGGCGACCCATTCTCGGTTGATGGACTTAGAAACAAGGGTATGTACCGAACCATTGGTGAAGTTGTTTGTACATATTTGAAAGCACAAGGAAAGATTACCAACCTCTCTTGAGGTTTTAATTAACTAAGGGTGATTAAATATGGCACATACAATAACATTATTAGCAGACCACTTAGGTTCAACAAGACCGAGAGTTTGTGGAACAGAATATGTAGTAGATGCAGTAATTGATATTACTTCTTATACAGCAGGTGGAGAAGCAATTGATACAACATCGTTAGGATTAGCAACAGTATCAGCAGTTGTAATTACAGGTCAAACTGAAGCAACACAATCAGCACATATTGAATGTACAGATGCAGGACTTTATGGAAATGCTGATGCTTCGGATAATACTGATGGTTCTAAATTTACTATTATTTGTACCGCAAGTGGGTCTGAAGGTTCGGGCGATTTGCAAGGTGTAAGAATTAGAGCATTTGGACAATTGGCTTGAGGTGAATTTAATGCCAAGAATTAGATACACTTTAGGTTTTGCTCGCCTTTATGGAAGAGAATTTCCTAATGGTGTTTGGGTTGAAGCAAATGCTCAGATGGTACACAAAATAACAGGTGCTGATGGTTGGGAAATTGAAGGTGAAGAAATTACTGAAACAGTAGAAGTTGTTGAAGAAACAATTGAAGAAGTTGTAGAAGAAACAGTAGAAGTTGTTGATGAAGTAGTTGATTTATCTAAACTAACTAAGAAAGAATTACAGGCTCTTTGTGATGAAAAAGGTCTTGAGTATAAGGCTTTTGATAACAAATCTGTACTAATTTCTTTGCTATCTGATGAAGAAGAGTAATTAGTAAATGCTAAAATTGATTTGAGGGAGAGTCGCTACTTTTATTAGTGGCGACCTCTCTCATTTCTTTTACCGAGAAGGTGTTTTACAATGGGAAGAATTCAAAGTACAAGAATAACAGGCGATACTAATGTTCAATCAGCAAGTCCATGTGTTTTTAATGGATTTATTTTAAGTCCAACGGGTGCTTTAGGTGAAGGTGCAGATACAAGAGTAGTTTCAGTTTATGCTGATAATACAGGAACAGGCACTACTAATTTAATAGCAAGATATAGTTTTGATTCAGGAATGATAGGTACTATAACAGAACAAAAACATTATACTGATGGTATTCTTTGTAGAAGTGGTCTAAGAATTGAATGTGATGATTGGACAGGACTTGAAATGTTTGTTTTACACTCTTGAGGGGTGTAAAAAATGGAAACAGAAGTAGGCTCTTTTCGTGGAGTAGATAACTTTGAAGATGGTACTAAATGGAATGTAGATACTGCTTTAGAATTTTTTTATCAGTTTATTATTCCTCAAGACCAATCTAAAATAGGAATGCAAAAAAGCATTCGAGCAGGTTTAATTCGTTGGATGCGAAGTAAAAAGAAGTGGGATAATAATCCTACTTTTAAAGATGCTTGGGATTTAGATACTTTTAATAGTATTAATAAAGAAGCAATTGATACACTATTAGATACTAAGTTGAGAGATTTAAATAATAACAGATATTATCAACAAGTAGAAGGTGAAGAACAACCTAAAGAATTAAAATTTTCAGATAGAACAATTGAGATTAAAGATAAAGATGGTAATTTCAAAAGACTTGAAGTTTCTTACGGAAGACAATTTAAAGCCAATAAAAAAGGTCTAAATGTAAAAGATACAGATGCTTATAATATTGCAAGAAATTTACTTATAGAAGGAAAGAATGAATTACAGGCTCTTAAATTAGAAAGAGATAAAGTTACAGGTGCTGCTAAATCAGCATTCACAAAGAAAATTAATGACCTCACTAATTCTATTTCTGAAACTGAGGCTAAATTTAATGAGCAGTTAAAAACAATGTATAATGACGATGTTACATTAAGACAAGTTATTGAGAATAGTCCTGAAGTAGAAGGATTTTATTCAGCAGTTACATTAGAACCACAAACAGAACAACAAAAAGTTGCTTTAGGTATTCTAATTGAAAATGTAGAAAAGACCATAGATGAGTCTTTATACAATATAAAATACAGTATGATAACGGGTAAAGAATTATCATACAATGAATTTGAAAAAGAAGTAAAGGCAAGAGAAGCCACATACTTAAAATTATTAGCAGTACCATTAATTGTACAAAGTAGATTAACAGGTATTGACGAAGGAAAAGAAGAATTAGATATTAATGTACAGGTAGATAAACTAATTACTATTGGTAAAGACGATAAAGGTAATGATATTAAACCTCCATTGTTAGAATTACTACAACAAATTCCATATCCTATTACATTTAGTAATGAGGAATTAGATGAAATAACAGACCAAAAGGGTTTTGTTAAATTTATAAAAGAAAAAGATATAAAAACGGTTGTAAGATTATTAGATAGAGCATTAAATATGTGGCAAAAGAAAAATCTTGAACCACTTATAAATGCTCAAGCAAAAATTACAGTTGAGAGTACAACACTAAGAGAAGCAGGTAAAGATGATTTATCAGATAGACCTGTTAAAATGAGTAGAGATACAATTGAAGAATTTATTTTAGACTCGTTTGTAAATCCTGATAATATTAATGTTAGGTTACAAGAAGTAGAAACTAATAAAACTAAATTTAAATTACCTATTGAAATTAAGAAAAAGGCAGTTGATTTTGAATCAGGATATGCAAGAACAGTAGGTGGCGCATCAAGAGATATTATTAATTCTGAATCAGTATTAGATAAAGAAATTAATAAAGAAGGTAAAGTTGCAATTAATTATACAGGTAACATACCTAAAGATATAGTACAAAAATTACCTGGAATTAGTGGAGATTATCAATGGAAAATGATTAGAGATGTTTTAACTAATTTTTATAGAGCAAAAACTACTTCCACTCAAGAAAGATTAGAAAATAAAGTTAAAAAATATATTACCTCTAATTTAGTTGGTGATATGGAAATGGTCGCAGGTATAATTAGTAATCTTAAAGAATTACAAAACGAAAGACTTGAAAAAGAAGACATTATTGATTTATCAGATTTTACAACTTCATCTTACTTAAAAGACAATGGTTCTTTTAAATTTACAGTAGCGGAATTAAGAAAAAATTTAGTAGAAGATTTTTCTTTAAAAAAGACTGATAATTTTATTAATAAATTAACAATTTTTCAAAAGACAATGAATAAAGTTGTCAATTTTGCTATGGAAAACGAAGAATTAATTGAAGCATTAGATGAAGCAAATGATGAAGATGATTTAACCGAAGAGGAATTTAGAGAACAGGCGGCTCAAGAATCAACAAAATTAAGAGTACAACAAGAAAGACTTGAAGAAGCCGAACAAGAAAAAAGAGAAGCCGAAGATGCTATGCAAGGTACTGAAGGTGAAGCAGCAGGACAACAAATGATGGTAGATGAATCATTAGAAGATTTTGATGATTTAACAACAGGTAAAACATTTGAATTAATGAAAGAAGAAGAATTTTTAAATGGATTACAAGATTTAATTAAATATGATACAATGACTTCTAATTTAGATAATAGATTAACTTTACTTAGAAGAGAGTTAAGAATTGTAAATAATACAAGAGATATTAATATTTCAACAGATAAATTTGGCACTATTCTAAATGAGTGGGGAGAAATGGTAGAATATGATATGGGTAATCTACAAAATCTAATTAGTCAAATAGATGAAGAAAAAGATGAAGAAGGTAATTTCGTAAATGATATGACTGAACTTAAAGAGGATATTAAAGAAGAAAGATTACTAATTGAAGAACATTGGAATAATAAAAGACAAGATAGTAAATTTAAGAAACCTGAAAGAGCAGATATGTATAGATTACTCAATGCTTTAGATTTAAGAAAAGGTTTATCAGAAGATTTATCAAAAAATAAATTATTTAATGACGGTAGAAATGGTAAAGTATCAATTGAAATTAAAGATATGGAAGTACAAATTGACTATGCTAAAAGCAAATTATTGTTAAAAGGGCAAGTACTTTGGCAATCGTTAGCCGAATCTTATATAGGATATAAAATTGAAAGAGGAAAATCTAAATCATTTATTATGCCTAAAGTAACAGGGTTTGGTCTAACACAATCACAGAAAACAAAAATAGGTGGTAAAAGAGTAACACCATCGGGTAGAATACAAGATATAGGATTAAGAGGAGAAAATACTGACCCTGATAGATTAGAATTTGTTGAAAATATTAGAAGTAGAATGAATGTACTTATACAGGCGGTGCGATAATGAGTATTATAAGACCATCAGATACAGCAATTAACTCACTTGATTATGACGGTGGTATAGGACATTATACTAACATGACAAAAATTTGTGATTTATTAGGGATAGCACCTTTTACAACTGATACAATTCCTACCCTTGCAAATATTGGAGAGTTAATTAGATATGCTGAAGATTATATTGATGAATATACAAAGCAATCTTGGCGACCATCTATTATAGAAGATGAAATGAAAGATTTTGATTTAGATTTTAATAGAATGTATAGATACAATAGTGCTACAAGTAGATATACAGATTATGTCGGATTTGTTAGATTAAATAGAGAAGATGTAAGAAAAGTAATAAGACTTTGTGCTTGGAAAGGAGATGTTTGGGAAGAGTTAGCAGGTGCTACTTGTAAAGTTAATATTACAGATTTTACTTCAATTACAAATGTAGTATTACAATTACCTAATAGCGGTGAAACATTTACATTACTAACGCATCCTAACAATGCAGGTTGTTTTAATAATCAATTTGGAAATAATACAACTGCACAAGAATTAGTTTATCTAATTAATGAACAAGCCCCTGCTAATACAAGAGATTTTACAGGACAAAATGGAAAGAAATCTTTTCAAGG